ATGTTTGTACCGGCTGAAGACTTTGTTGTCAGCTATGGTGCCAGCGATCTGGCGACCTGTGAACGTTCGACGCATGTGATGAAGCGTAGCTCGAATGAGATTCGCAAGCTTCAGGTGGCAGGATTTTATCTGGATGTGGAGTTACCTGCCCCATCTCCAGACTACGACGAGATAGAAAAGAAATATAACGAGTTGACGGGTGACTCTGCCAACTACGATATGGACTATCGGCACACAATCCTCGAGATGCACGTCAATTTAGACCTGCCAGGGTTTGAGGATACCGAGAAAGGTCAGCCTACCGGCATCATGTTACCGTATGTGGTGACGATTGATCAGTCATCACGCACGATTTTGTCCATCAGACGTAACTGGTATGAGAGTGATGAGCGCAAAATGAAGCGCGAGCACTTCGTTCACTACCAATATATGCCTGGATTAGGGTTTTATGGCTTCGGTTTGATCCACATGATCGGTGGATTGGCTAAATCTGCCACCTCTTTGCTGCGACAACTGGTTGATGCAGGCACTTTGGCGAACCTTCCTGGTGGTTTGAAGGCTAGAGGACTGCGAATCAAGGGTGATGACACCCCGATTATGCCTGGTGAGTTCCGAGATGTGGACGTTCCGGGCGGAACGATCAAAGAAAACATCAGTTTCTTGCCCTACAAAGAGCCAAGCACGGTTTTATACCAGCTTATGGGCGACATTGTGGAGGAAGGACGGCGTTTTGCCTCTGCTGCTGACGTAAAAGCAGCGGATATGAACGCAGAAGCGCCGGTTGGCACTACATTAGCCATCTTAGAACGCTCTATGAAGGTGATGAGCGCCGTTCAGGCGCGTATGCACGCCTCTATGAGGGCAGAATTACGCTTATTATCGAATATCGTTCGTGATTTTGGGCCACAAGCGTACCCATACGACGAAGATAAGGAGCCATTGGTGGCTTCGGACTTCGATGACAGGGTAGATATCATTCCAGTGAGCGATCCTAACGCTGGAACCATGGCTCAGCGCATTATGC